GAAGAAAATCAGAAGGGTTCTATCTGCTGGCTAGCACCGGTCGAACGAAGCGATGCAGCGGACTCGCGAACAAGCCGGTCATTTTTGCAAAGCCTTGTCCGCGAGCCGCTGATCGCGGGTGTTCGCCGTCAGGAGTGTGCGCGATGAAACTCTCCAGCTCGTTGTTGTTGTCATGCGTGGCTGTTGGCGTCGCCGCGGTATCGCTCTACTTTGTTCACCCTCTGCTCAGCTTGATCCTGTGTCTTGGTGCGATCATGCTTGTGCCGATCATTGCTGTGCAGTATCTCTTTATCCAGATTTTGCGTAGGCTCTCGGGCAGTTCTCCGCCTACTGGCACAAAATGACAAGGTGATAGGCAGGGCGTTTCCGCGAAACCTTAGAAAAGACTGTCGATTGGGCGAACAACGCGATGCAATGGACTCGCGGGCATCGTGGTGCGTGATGGAACGTCCTGTGGCCGCGAGCCATTGATCGCCACCGTTCTACCACTACTTGCGAACCGTGAGGAACGCCCAGACAAAGAGCGTTGCCAGCCTCGCGGCTTGAAAAACGCCCGTGTATTGGCAAGCCAGTCCGAAGTGCGACCACCACATCCACGGGACGGAAAGCACTCGTTTCCACATTGGCCTCCGCACCAGAATCACCATGTCTCGCGGGCCGCAGTATCGCCGCTTCCATTCGTCGTAGAGCAACGCAACGTCGTCCACAGTGAGCGTGGCAGAACCAGCGGATGCAGGAGACGGCTCGGCACCGTCCTGCGTGTTGTCAGTGTTCATGTCTCGCCGCTCCTGATCCTTGTCGTTCTCACCTCGTCCGCTCCAGCAGCGACCAGAGTATTTCGGAGTCGGCGCCAACAACCCGATACATCGCGCGCATCATCGCCTGCCGCTCCTCGAAGGTGAGCCGCAGGCGCTCGATCTCTGACTCCAGTTGCGCGATCCTGATGCGGTCGGCGGCGATCGCGTGCCGCAGCCAGTCGGCGGCGTCATTCTTGGCGACCGCCGCCCACGCCACCGGATTCTGTTCTTCAGCCACAGTCACTCTCCTTGTCCTTCGCCGCTGCCGCTCGCTTTTTGTTCTTGTGCCGCCTGCCCCTAGAGCAATACGGGCATGTGCCTCCGGGTCGGCATGTGCGGTCAACGGCGGCGGATTTGTGATAGCCCTTCCGTTTCTCCTTGCCGTGTTCGATAGCCTTGTCCAGGCTCATTTCGTTCGCTCCAGCAGTGAGCGGAGCGTGGCGTCTACACCACGAGGCCCGCCAGTGCCGACATAGTATGCAATCGCCCCCCACTCATCGTCGGTCAGCCGCAGGCTGAGTGCCGCCAGGTTCGCTATCGACGCCGCATCCTCGGCTTCGTCTCTGTAGGCGCGAATCTTTTCAATTTCGTCGGCCGCCTCCTCGAACAACTCCCCGCTGTGAGCGAGGTGCAGCCCTCGCCAGTTCCTGAGCCGAGAGACGATGTCGCCTTCATAGGCTGCTTTGTCGATGACGTGCATTCAATCCTCTCGCTCCGGCTGAATGAACCGGCACGGCAAGTCTTGATTCGCCAGATGCTCTGGATACCCATTGGCGACCAGCCACTCCCGGCACGGCGTCTTGCGATCCCAGAGTTTTGGGAATCCCCACCTCCAGCCGCTCGGAGGATCGACCAGCACAGGCCCGTCCATCCACGAGGTGTCGTCGCTCATCTGCTCGCCTCCGCGTTCGGCTCGACCTCGACGAGCCACCCCGACGGAAATGGCTGCGTGCTGTAGCGATCGAAGGAACCATTCCAGTACAGCACCCGCAGGCACCCGCCTTCGTCGTCGAACGACTCGACTCTTGGATGTTCTGTGCTTTGGATTTGCAGAGTCCGGTGGACAACGCCATCCGGCCTCGTGACCGTCACGGTGTAGGACTTGAAGGCTGCGGGATTCGGCGCGGCGCACCCGACCAGCACGGCGACGCACAAGACCAATCCAGCCACGCAGTTTTTCGCGGGCTCCGGCAGCGGCATCCAGTGCGTGACACGCGGGGCCATGTCTGGCGAGTCGAGGCCGATCTGCTTGTTGATCGCCCTGGCGATGCCAACTTCGCGACGCCCGTCAGTCTCGACGGTGACCAGCACCCAGCCAGTCTCGACTGGAAGTCGCTCGCCGGTGGGAATCCAGTTGCTCATGCGACCCGATCGTAGCGGTCGCAAAATCGCACGCAACGAGATTTTCGCCTACAGTCGAGCAGCCTCGACGAACGCCTGGTCGATCTGCTCGCTGGTCAGCCCAAGACTCTGGCCGAGGGCGTTGATGAATGGATGGCTCCGCTCTACGTAGGGCGCATACTCCCACTGGATGCGAGTCTCGCCGCGAGCCGCCTCGTCTGGGATGGCGTCGATCGCACTCTGGACAGCCTCCAGGCTCACGCCATTTCTGAAAAGCCAGAGGCGAATCTGCGTGGCCGTGATGGTCTGGGGCACTGCAAAGTCAGCCTCGTCGACGATGAATCCAGGCAGGACGCCAGGGACTTGCGGAAGACTTGAGGGCTGCAAGTCTAGGCCCAGCAGCGAAGACAGTTCCTGGGCGTGGTTGGGCCACCAAAAGACAGCCGTGCCCACGGCCAGCGAGCCCAGGTCTCGGTGCCCCTCGCCGAATACAGCCACCGGCAGGCCGCTTGGGCTCGGCTCTAAATTGTTCCCGAGTTGCCCGGCCAGTTCCGGCACTGACGTCAGGACGCTGTGCTTGCCCACGGTGCGATAGAAGTCAGCCATTGACCGTGTATCCCTTCGCGGTGGCGATCGCCGGATTGTCTCCAGCCACGCCGGGGTTGCCCGAGACATAGATCACGCCTGACTGGACTGACGCGAGGTCGGTGTATAGCGAGTTCAGAGACGCGGCGTTGAGTTGATTTGACGCGACGTTCATGCCCGCCACGCCAGACGCGGCGACTCCCGCTGCCCGCACGAGCGAAATGGAGTTGCTCGATGCGATCACGTCTCGCAGGGCAGGCTTGTTGCGAATGTCTAGCGTTGTTAGTTGGTTGCCAAAGCAGTACAGGCCAACCAGGGCCGAGTTCTGCGAGAGGTCAAGGGCCGCGAGGAGATTTGTGCTGCATGACAGGACTTGCAGGGCTGTGTTTCTCGTCACGTCCAGGCCTCGCAGGGAGTTGCCCTGGCAGTACAGGCTCGGGAGGGGCGTGGCGTCGCTGACGTCGAGGCTCGTCAGGCTATTTAGGTGGCACGAGATCGTCTGGAGTGCCGTGCAGCCAGTGAGGTTCAGGCTCGTGAGTTGATTCGAGTCACACGAGACTTCGAGCAGCGACGAGCAGCCGTCGATCGAGAGAGCAAAGACTTTCTTTGAAGAGCAGGAGAGCCCCGTAAGTGAGCCAGACTGCGATGCGTTCGCGGCAGATGCACAAGACCAGACGAATACTTGCTTGATGGTCGACTTGGCCCAATAGCCCGACGCTAGGACAGCCTTTGAAGCAGCGATGTATTGCCCTGGCGATCCCGCGCCGTACGCCTGCACCGATCCGTCCCACCACTGCACGGCCGCATACCCTGTCGACGAGCGAGCCGAAAGAGAGAACGAGCCAGAGTCCAGCACGCTTGACAGCCAGGCGACGCCTGGTGGCTTATGAGGCACCCAGGTTGCCACAGGAATGACGACGTTGCCGATCTGGCCGTTGACGCTCTGGACGGGGGCTGGCGTCTGGATTCCCTGCGGAAACGACACGGGCTGGCTTGCGGACTGGGACACAGCCACGCCGCTGCCGCCAGACACGCTCGCCGTGATCGAGTTGCCGGAGACGGAAGCGGAAATCTGGCCGGGCGAGACGAAGACTGGCATTTGCTACCCAATCACATCGACCGTGCCAGCCATGACAGTTCGCAGTGGGCTGCTCCACTGCATCTGCCAACCGTACGAGCCAGCAGGAGTCTGCGTCGTGAGCGAAGAAGAAATTGACATCGTGACCACGCCGCTCGTGGCGTTCGAGACCACAACCGGAATGTCGTAAATCTTTCTCCGGTCAACCAGCGAGTACACCTGGGCCGAGACTGTCAGGCCTGTCAGGGACGTGTCGAAGTCGACCGTCGGCGACACGGCGTCACCGGCCTTGAACGCGAGGTTCATCACTGCCGGAAGTTGCTTGAAAGTAGCCATGGCTCCAGGCTACCAGTGCAGGCGAGCAGGACTAAAGTTGCCGCCTGGTTTTAGGCTTCGGCTGGCTCCACCGGCAGCGCCGGCGTGTACACATGCCCCGCCTGCGTGATCGACGCAAACAGAGACTGATCGGCCGCGTAGTACGCGCGAACTCTTGCCTCCTGCTCGGGAGTCAGCGTCGGCTTCTCTCTCTTGGCCTCGTTGGCCCTTGGCAGCCTGCCCGTCAGCCCAATCTCCGCAGCCGCCTGCTCTAAGTGGTCAGGGAATCGGTAGCACTTGGTCGGCCCGTTGGCGAGCGTGTGCTGGTGGGCGAAATGCACGTCGTCTCGCAGGCGGCCGATACGCCGATCCTTCCGGCTTGGCCGCCGCCGCCTCTTTCGGTTGCGCAACGACGGCACTGCTGTGTCGTTTTCCAGCGAGTCTATTGCCGCCTCAACGTCCTTGCTTTTGAGTCCGACCTGTTGCATGGCCGAGAGAAAACGCGACAACGGGTCACGCACCAGGAGCAGCACCGGCTTGCGAGTCTTCCCCGTGCGAGGACACATTCGGTGCCATTGCCGCTTCGTCTCGTCCACGCCGGGCGGAAACGCGGCCGTGCGGATCAGCCTATTCTGCTTTGGATAGAACTGCTTGATAATGGCCCTCGCCAGCGAGGACGAGCCGACCTTTGCGTTGATCGCCACTCGGTGGCGTGGAGTGCTGAAGTAGGTCACGGCGCCTCCGACCCAAAGACCGTATACCCCTTCGCCGTCGCAATCGTCGGATCGTCGGCGTCGATGCCGGGATTGCCAGTGACGAACAGCGACCCCGATCCACCCAGCAGGTCCGTGTACACTGTGTTTAGCCCCTGCGCCGACAGTAGATTTCCAGTCAGGTCGCACTCCGCTGCCGAGCCGGAGGAGTACACTGAGCCGTAGCCGGATTGGTAGACGTAGCCCGGCTCCGTAGCCGCGAGGGACACGCCCTCCGCACGCAGCGACGTGATCGCGTTGCCAGACAGCGCGACTCCCGTGAACTGACCGACCGCGTTGCCTTCGGCGTCGCACGGATAAATCTCAATCACGCGGGGCGATGGAGTGGCGGGCGCGTCGAAGTTCATCAACAGCACTGTGCCACTGATCGCCGTCGGCGCTGCCGCCGGAACGGTGAATGAAGGTCCGGTGTAGATGGCACTGCCCGAGACAATACGAAGTCCGTCGATGTGGCCGAGCAAGTCGGCGCTATCGCCGTCCCAGCCGCCGCCGATGCGTAAGATGTAGTCCCCTGGCTCCCCAGTGAAGTTTCGGGTATGCGTGGCCTCCAGCACTCCGTTGACATACAGCCTGTCATCGTCACCGTCTCGCACTACTGCGACATGGTGCCACTGCCCAGACGGCGACGGGGTGCCAGCCGTCAAATGAGCGCCCTCGTCATGGGCCACCACCGAGAATGCGCCCGCTGCCCCAGAGTCATCATCGTACCGCAGCGACCACGCGCCTGGCACCCAGCCGTCCCCGAAACTAACGACAGACGGCCACATTGCGGGCTGGTCTTCAGTCTCTGGCCGAAACCAGCACTCTATCGTCCAATCTCCTGCCGACAGGTCGATGACGCCCGCCTGCAATTGTAGGTGCCCCCCTGCGAGCAGCAGGCTTGTGTTCCCGAACTTGGCGTGCGAGTGATCTAGCCGAGCGGCCCCCCTATCGCTGGCGACCAGTTGCTGCGAGGACTGCTGCTGGCTCCCTGCGGCCGTCTCGTTCCATGCCTCTTGCCCGGCAGAAAACAAGACCGGCGATTCGTCGCCAACCTTGACGGCATACCACTCTGTGTCCGTGTCGATGGAAGCCCACGCGGACGCGAAGGGCAGGCTGGTGGTAGCCGTGATCTTCGGAGACGGCACCGGTCGGATGTCCCACTTCTGCATCAGATACTGCTCGACCCTCTCGCGTTGCGCGAGGATGCCCTCGTAGACCAGCACCTCGTATATGTCGCCGTTTCCCGACTCGTAGTCGTTCCCGTTGCCGATGAGGAGGTCGCCCCAGTCGCCCACAGTAGCAGTTGATGCGATATCCGTGCCGTTGTATCGCACCATGGCCTCTAAAGAACTAACCTCCAGCGTCACGCAGGTCGGCCAGTGCGAGGCACTAAACTTATCGTCCGTGATTGACTGGCCGTTTAGGTAAACGACGTTGTCGTTTGTTCTGCGAATCGAAATGAGATTGGGATCGGTTTCGCTGGACAGCAGGCGAATATCGCCGTCGTCTCCCTGGCGAGCGGCAAGGAAGATTGTGTACGGAACCTCCACCGACAGGCCGGTGGCGATGCCAACGTCGTTTTGGGGAAACCGGGCGGCACTGCGGCCGTTCTGTGCGGAGGCGACGAATGCTGGCTCCAGGGCCTCAAACGCCGTCGCTGTCGGCTCTCCGGTTCCTTTGTTCGCGACAGCCGTGATCTCGCCATCGACAACCGTCAGTGTCGATGCGTCCGAGAAGTCATACCATCCGACGAGGCCGGGGAGGGAGCCGGGAGAGAATGGCTCAGGCTGCGGATTCCACTTGTCGATCAAGTACTGCTCCAGACGCGACCGCTCTAGGTCTGACAGCACTCGCTGGTAGACGAGCATCTCCGCAATAAAGCCGTCGAGGTGCTGCACCCACGCGCTCGCGCCGTCGGCAAGCCTTGCGCCCAGCGAGGCGTCCTGGCTGTCGGTGTCGGACGAAAGGCCGGGCGTGCCCATGGTCAGGTTGCTCGCCACCAGTGAGCCGCCGACATACAGGTGGCTCTCCGCAGCCTGGAAGTTGATCACGCCTGTGTACACGCTGGCGTTGATCGCGTCGAGGCCTGCTTCATACTCGGCGTCGTAAAACGTCTCGCTGTCGAGCCGGCGGCTGCGGAGCCAGATTTCAGCCGACGATGCGAACCCCTGAACAAACAGCGAGGCCCGCGACAAGTCGTTGCCGCCGCACTTCCAGTTGTAAAACCGGTGGACTTCGGCACCTCCGTACGAGTCCGCCTTGGCGACCATCAGGATCGTGAGCCCCGGCACGTTGCGGGCGAGATTCAGCGTCGCCGAGTTGCCCTCCAAAAACTGAGTACCATCGAAGTCAATCACTCGCAGCCCGTTGTAGGTGCGGCTCACGGCATTTGGCTGGCTTGCGGCAGTAGCCTGGACAAAATGCCGCCCGCGACCGGAGAGGTCTCGCCACTCACTTACGCCGTCTCCGTTGAGCGTCAAACTCGCTCCGTTGTTTGCGTCAAGCCACAGCCCCAGGCCGCCAATCCGCTTCGGCAGCGGACTGCGAGCGAGCGGACGCATGATGATGGGCGACATCGCCATCATTCAATATCCCCAGGAAGAAAGGCGGCATAGTCTTCTGCGGTGATCTCCTCCACCGCGCCAGTGAGGAGCAATTCTGGCAGCAGTTGCGACGGCAAGACGTAGTCGCAGTAAGCCGCCGACACGGCGAGATACACCCGGCCGATCTCGTCAACAGGCAGCGAGCCAGCCTCCGGAAGCGTGCGATCAGTCAGCGTCTCGGGTCGCGGGTAACCGTATGCCGCGTCCAGTTGCGCACAGATCGTGGCGTAGACTTCGGGAGTCGCGCGGAAGTACCTGGGCATGCTGCAATTCCTCGCCGACGTCAAGTCTTGAGCATCACGCTGGCGGTGATCGCCGTGGCTGCTTCTTGACCAGCCACGATCTTGATCGCCCCGGCTCCGTAGCAGGCATCTGGGAGCGAGTAGACGCGGGCCTCGGTCGACGACTGAGCCAACTTGATGTCGGCCGCAGCGCCAGTCGAGTCGTATAGACGGCCGAACGTCCCGCTGTCAGTGTCGCTTGCCCAGACTTGCAGCGATGTCGCGGCCGTCCCGGCTCCTAACTCAATGCAGCCACCGGCCACATCGTCCCACCGGATCGTCGTCGCTGCCGCCGTTGAGGTCGAGAGCGCGATAGGGAAAGTCTTGTACTTCCTGCGAATCTTCTGTTCCACTTGTCACCTCCTTGCGTGGGTCATGCCCAACTCGTGGCACATTTACTGTATCCAAACTTCAGTCATTGCCTAAAGTTGGCTTCGTCCCAGACCGAAGTACGGCCTGCTTGATCTCGATCTGCGAAATAGCCATTTCTTTGAGCGTCTCGGCCTGCTGGGCCTGGGTTCTTCCGATCTCGTGCAGCGTGTCCCGAGTCGATTCGAGGAACTCCGTGTGCGACGCCACGATGGGCACGACGACGGTGCCATGAAGCGTCGTGGCCGCCTCGCGGGCCATCCAGATGAACGCCGCCAGGATGACTACGGGGACGCCGAAGTCTCCGGCCACTTTGATCGCCGTGTCGACGATCGTCTGCTTGGTCGCATCGGTCATTTCGTCAACTCCCTCCTCCATCCGGCCATCTTCACGCGATTGGCCCGCGACTCGAACCACCACTCCAAGAGCCGCTTGAGCAAGTACTGAATCAAGGGGCTCACCAGAATCCAGAACAGCGGGCCGAACTGGGCCTCTTCGCCGTAGCCACGCTTCACGGACTGCCCCCAGGCCGCCAGGGCCACGTCCTGCTCGTTCGAGCCCTGCGAGATATGCTGGAAGAACTCCAGCGGGCACTGCTCGATGGCGATCGTGATTATGTCGTCGACCTTCTCGCGGCCGATGATGTTTCGCCGCAGGACCGGCAGTTCCCGCCACAGTTGATCGCGGAGTTCTTGCTGGTTCACGGCAGGGTCTTGGGGGGAATGAGGGAGTTCGTCTTGCACGGGCAGGAGTCGTCGCACGGGCACGACACCCACGCCAGGCCGTCTCCGGACTTCACGAGCCCGCCCTTGCACTTCCCGCAGCACTTCTGCGGCGGCTGCGGGGCCGGAGTGAGGGACTCGGCCTTGATGACCTCGTAGGCCGCGCAGGAGAAGCACTCGCCGAGCAGTTCGATCTGCTGCGGCGTGAGTCTTGGCTCAGGCTGGCACCCGGCCAGCACAAGCACGGCAAGCAGGGCCTTCTTTGTCACAGGATGCCTCCCGTCCACGAGGGGAGTTTCCGGGGCGGGAAGCCGTCGTAGGACGAGAGGGCGAACGAGTCTTGCCAAGACTTGAGCATCTTGTCCAAGACTTCAGCGTCGACCCAGAACGTCGAGCCTCGAAACTCGGCGGGTATGTCGTCAGGACGGTCAGGAATCCCAGAGTAGTGCGGCCCGGTGTGGGCCTTGCTTCCCCATGAGTTCCAGATCAGCCCTCCCGGCCGCTTGCCGCCACGCTTACCGATCCCGGCCATGCAATGAAGCCACTCGCCGCGAGGTGTGGCGAAGCCCCGATTGACGATGTCGTCGTCGGTCTTTCCCTTCGAGCGGGACATCGTGAAGCCCTGGCCCGAACAAATGGCGACCGGGAACCCGCTGGATATGGCTTTGCAATACGAGTCAAAATCTGTGACGAGGGTCGTGGTCTTGATCCGGCGTTGCTTGGCGAACTTCTCCAGTTCGTCAGGCATGCCAGTGTCGCCCCACTGCTTCTCGCGAATGCCAGAGTAGTCCTTGAAGACCGTGCCGCCGTAGTCCACGCCGTAGTGCAGGACGCCCCACTGCATGACGGCCTTCGCCGCTGCGGCGCCAAACGACCCGTCGGCTGTGCCCGCGCGGGTCTTGCCTCTGGCTTCGACCCGGCTCACGCCGTAAATCGAGGATTCGAGGATGCGGCCCTTCCAGTCTTCGGCCTCGCCGTGGACGACGATTTCCGTCGAGGCCAGTGCGTCCCCGCATCCGGCCCAGCCATGGCCGACGCACGAACCGATTGCCTGGGCCACACGCTTGTAGAGCGGATCGACCTTGAGAATCGCCGGGTAGAGAACGACGTCTTGATTGTCGTTGTTCTTGAGTTTCGGCCCGGCTTCCGCCAGGGTGGGGTACTTCAGCGACGAGACGAACCTGTCTGTCGCCGCGCGATCAGGCACGTACCCCTGGGGCCGCCACGGAGCAGGCATCACTGATCCTTTCCAAGCCCAGCCCATGCAATCGCATCGAAGACCTCGACGGCCTTCGCCCGGAGTTCAGGCGTCAGCGACCGTTGGTCTTCGCCGAGAACCTCGTCGACTACGCCCTCGATCGCCTCGCTCAGGCCCTCGTACTCGCCCGGCGGATTCTCGGCCATACCTCGCCAGATGAACTTGAGGATTGCCACATGGATCGCCCGCAGGCCCTCGGTCGAGACGATCGCCTGGGGCTCGACGATGCCGTCGGCGGCCACGACCTTCGCCGCGTTGCTATAGATAGTCTGGAGCCAGAGTCGGTCGATCGGGGACATCTTGCTGACAGCGCGGACGACAGGCTTGACGGTGCTTTTCATGGCCTCGCTGGGCTCCCTGACAACCGACGCCGACAGGCTCGGAACACTGAGTTTCGGCAGTGACGGGATGCCGAACACGCCGTACGCAGCCAGAAGAAGGGCCGCAATCAGCCGTACTCGCTTCATGGCTTCTTCTCCGGCTTGAGTAGCACGTCGATGAGGCTCTTGCACAGCCGCACCCCCTCGACGTTGCCAGACTTCTGGAGGCGACGGGCAATCTCCAGCACGACATGGGCGTCGTCCGTCGTCTCCGGCTCAGGCCCGGAGGACCGAACCTTGAACGAGACCGGCCGCCACGCCAGGAGTGCTTGAACTGCTCCCACCACGCTTGGGGACGCCACAAGTAAAACCGCCGCCACGACGGCAGCGGCGCGAAGAGTAAACTCGACATCAAACATCAATTTCCCCCGTCAACTTTGGCGACGATCCATCGCAGGAAAGCCTCGCCCTGCGGAGACTTGAGGATCGCCGTAACGTGATCGACGAGTTCGTCGTCGACCTTGGTGTTCTTGGACTTCACAGCGAGCCACTCGCAGGCGTCGGCGACGATCAGAGACTTGGCGTGCGGGTCATGCTCGGCCAGAAAAGCCTGCACGTAGGTAACAACTGGCGACCACTCTTGCAGGATGCGAATCTTTTCCCAGATCGAGACGTTACCGGCGCCGTAATTCGGTTCAGTCATGGCTTGAAAAACCTCCGTGTGTCAGAGCCAGAGTTCAGGCTACACGGAGTTCTTCAATCACCCGAAGTTCCACGATCGGTGAGTTCTTCGAGATATCCGCCGGGGGTGTTCTCTTCGGCGAGGTGCGAGTAGTTGGCCCGCACGATCGACTCAGGGATGACCCGAATCTCGACGGGCTTCGGGTCGGGGCTCCAGCCCACGCGGCGACGGGCTCGCTCTTCTTCGCTCCACCCGGCCTGGAACTCCAGGCACTTCTGCCGGATTTCCGCCTCGGAGGGAATGTAGGCCTTGCGGTGCCCTGCCTTGGAGCCGTGCCAACTCTCCCGTCGCGGCAGGCCCAACTGGCGACGAGTCGCGTCGCACCGATCTGCCGAGATTTTCAGAGTCTCGGCAATCACTCTGGTCGGCGTCCCTGCCAACCACATCTTCGAGAACGTCGCCGTACAGACGGCTACGTTTGGCCCTCGTGGCATGCTTCGTCTTTCACGCTTTCCTCCGGAACCCAAAATGAAACCACCCGCTGCGACGGGTTGAGATAGCAGTCGCCGCCCATGGACTTCCAGTGAGCGACATGCTCGCAGTCACCACCGGCGTACGTGCCGGAGATGTAGTCCCCCATGCGGTACACACCCAGTTGCCCGAAGCACGAGTTCATCCGCACCGGGGGAGAACCCACGGGCGGATGCCAGAGATGGAACCAGAGCATGTTCTGCCGCTCCTGCCACCACGTCCACCGGCACGCCCAGGCGTCGTACTGGCACTCGGTCGGCTGCGGCCACACGGGAGGCCCCCAGATCGCCCACGAGTACGAGCCCATACCAGAAGCATTCCTGTACTCGTCGTCTTCGAGGTGTCCGATCGTGTTGGCGACGCCGTCGATGCTCCAGCCGCCCCAGGCGTCCGTATCAAACACGATGGCGTAGTCGTAGTCGCGGCATTGTGACTCGCACCAGAGTCGGCAGTTGTTCCTGTACTCAGCCAGGGCGATCGTCCGATCAGACGACTTGGTGTAGTTCAAGTGCGGGCGACCGTTGTCAGTCGTCGCCACGGAGAGTTTGCCTCCCGCCGCTGCCTTCAGGACGTCCTTCGTGCCGTCCGTCGAGTCGTTCTCGAAGATGAACGCCCGCCAGTCGGCGAACATCGCTCCTGTCTTCTCCACGAGCGATAGCGTGCGAGGCAGGATCGGCATCGCATTGCGACAGATCGCCACGAGCGCGACTCGCCGTTGCTTGGCCCACTGACGGCCGATCTCCACACGTCGCCAGTACTCATCGGCGAACTCCAGATCGGGAGGCAGGATGAGGTCCGGATCGTGTCGTCTGATCTCGTCTGCGAACTTAGTCAGATTTACGGTTGGCATGTTTCAACCAAGGATGCTTGCACGAGACTCATGCTGGAGCCGGGCCGCCAGTCGTGGCACAGCACGAGGCCGCTTGGAAACGACGAGCAGAGTTCCGGGTATCCGTATCGGCCATACACGGGACTCTGCTCACCGCGATCCCCGCTGGCGTGAATGTGGAGCGACACGATGTCGAGCGACGGATTGACGACCTCGAACCCCGCCAGACACGCTTCACCGGCGATGCAGTTGTCGCAGCCGATGCGACCCAGCGGCACGTCCTTGCCGAGAGACGTCAGTTCGCCGCCGACGAACGCCCAGGCGTCCTGCGACCCCGAGAAGAACCGCTCTCCGGCGAAGTGCCCGAGCATGCGGGGCGACGAATAGGACTCCCAGCGAGTCAGGGCAATGAGCCGCCCGCGATGGCAGAGGTCCGGAAGCAGGCTCGCTGTGTCGTCGAAGACGATGTCTGTGTTGGCGATCACGCAGACGCGGCCTGAGAACCGCGACGCGGCCAGCGAGAAGAAGTCGCCGTATGTCCAGTTCTGAGACGTGCCGTCTACGTACGCGCACTTCTCGAACACGCCGCTCGACTCGTTCCGCCCCCTCGCGGACGCCAGTTCATCGCGACGCCTGGCGTTTGCGGGCTCGTACCACTGCGAAAGTAGAATCACGGAGTGCCGATTGCCCAACAGTGACCAGGGTGCGCCGTGGGCGACGGGTGAGGCACCCGCAGCACGGACTTGCCGAGCGACGTCAACTCGGCCTTCACGGAGTCGAACATGTCGTGGCACTCGACCACGAACAGTGTTCGAGACCAGTTCCCCTCTCGACTGCACGCCGACAGAATGTCGGCCTCGGCTCCCTCCACGTCGATCTTCACGAAGTCAGCCCCACCAGGGGCGATGCTATCCAGCGTTCGGCACGGCACGAGGCGATGCTCGATCACCGGCGCGGGGCTACACTCACCCGCGCCGATGGGGTGCGTCTCCAGAAGCGAGTTCTGGTCTGGGCTCGGCCGCATGTAGAGAGTCACGAAGCCGTCTGACTTCCAGGCCGCTGCCGTCACGACCTCGACGTTTCCGGCCACGTTCTGGGCCAGCGGATTCCGTTCGTCAGGCTCGACGGCAATCACGCGATCAAACGCAAAAGCCAATTCGCGAGACCAGTCTCCTCGGTTTGCGCCGATGTCGAGGGCGAGTTTTCGCCCAGGGAGTTTCGCGATCGCGCACCCGACTGGATCAACGAGCCAAGTCTCTTCGATGGGCACAGGCTATATCCTTGAGTACGACGCAGCCTCGGCCGTTCCGAAGAAGGCTGACGTCTCGATGCGTGGAAACTCGTAGCGAACACGACGCTGATACGACGCTCGACGCTCGTGTTCACCGTCGGGCCAAGACTCGCGAATGGCTTTAGTCCGCTCTTCGATCTGCTCAGGAGTGGGATCGTCCTCGCCGGGGCCGTCATTCAATCCGGCGAGGTCGAGCCTGCTCGGCAGGCCGCAGCGGCGAGCGAGCGCATAGACAGACTGCGCGGTCATCTCGTACTTCTCTGCGATGTCGTTGACCTTCATGGTCGTCCAGACTTCGGCGAGTTTGTCCTTGTCAATCATCGTCGGCTCTCCTTTGCTTTGATGGGTGATGTCGGTCAAATGGCCCACCCGGCGAGTTCGGCAGAGCCTGGCTCGCCGGGCGGGACCACCGGAGGGGCTTGTCACGGAGCGAACTGCTGCACCCAGTACGCTCGTCCGTCAGGTCCGATGAACCCGGCCACGCCGACACGTCGGTAGCCATGGTTCAGAATGTTTGCGCGGTGCCCTGGCGACGCGAGCCAGACCACAACGGCATCAGCCGCCGTCGGCTGACCGGCGGCGACGTTCTCGGCGACGCGGTCGCTGCTGTGCCGCAGCGCCATTTCGCGAGCCATCCGTCGTGCGTGCCGACGTGCCGACGACATGAGGCGGCAGTCGACGACGAGTTCATGCACCCCGCTCTCGATGCGTGCTTCGTTAGTCTTCTCGACGACCTGCGCCTCGCCAGCAGTGAGGACGCTGCATGTCCCGTCGGCCGGGGTCGGCTCGGCGGCGGCGGCCGACGCGGCGAGCATGGTCAGGATGATGAAGATCGCGGTTCTCGTGTCCATACAAATGCCTCACGTTACGAGTTTAGGAACCATCCGTCACCGCGACGTTCGTAGAGGCGAACGTCCCGGCACCCAACGCTGCGTGCAATCTCGACGCAGTGCGGCGCGAACACAGCCAGCGGCAGTTGCGGGTTGATCGAGCCGTCCGCGACCAGCATCGCGGCGGCCACGCGAGAGAGCCCGCGACGGCGATGCGAGTCGAGCGTAAACCCTTCGAGGGTTTGCTGCGACCGCCACTCGTGCGTTGCTGCCCACGACACGATCCTCCATGATCCGTCCCGCACAATCGCGATCGGTGTCGTCGACCCGCGTCGACTTTGAACCTCTCGCTGAAACTCGCTTCCGTGCTTGGTCAGGCTCGCGACGATCGTTCTTGCATCGAGGTCTGCGAGCATTCCAACGGTGGTGGTTATGGCTTCCATACTTCTCTGTGTCAATGGAGTTTTTTAGTTCGTCGCGACCACGAAGATCGGCAAGTCTTGTCCAACGAAGTCTGGCACGATGCGTTCGCTGAGATAGTCAACGGCCTGCTCGTAGGACATGCTCTTGTCGGCCATGACAACTGCGACGCATGTCTCGTAGTCGTAGACGGCGACCGGCCTGGCGCCAGACGAGTGGCCGATGTAGGCCTCCGAAATACCCTTGGCGACGAGGGCGTTTGGGTTGACGATCAGCAACTCGCGGTACACGCTACCGTCTTCCGGCCTTCTGGCGGCGATCATCTCTTCTTCCCTTGGGTTTGAGGACTTTCCGCCAAACGCCGTCCACGAGAACCAACTCGTAGACAGGCTTCGGCGACGGCTTCTCTGGCTCTGGAGGCCAGTTTTTTCGTGAAGTTATGCTTCCCATGCTGCGTCTAGCACCTTCTGGGCTTGTTCTTTGCTCGTGACAACTTCGGCAACTGCGCCGCCTTGTTCACGAATCTCTTGCATGACGTGCTGCTGAAGCGGCGTCGGCTTCTTGCCAGGCTGTTTGACCTCTAAAAACACAGCCCGTCCGCCCTTGATGCAGAGCAAGTCCGGAACACCGGCCCGCTGGAACGCACCTCCGGCGATCTTGAACGTCCACCAGCCGCTGGCCTTGGCGGACTTGACGATGGACTTGGTGATCGTTGTCTCTAGTGGCATGGCTACGGAGCCCTCCGCAGTTGCCAAGACCGCTTCATGCCATCGCTGATCCTCTGCTTTCGCTCTTCTGAATGGGGAATGCCCTTTCTGGAGGCCGACATCTTTGCCCGAGACTCCGAAGTGTGGCGAAACGCGATCTTGGCCCGATGCTGGCGAATCTTCTCCTTCGTCTCTTCGCTGTGCGGCCTTCCCGTTCTGTACTCTCGGATTTTCTCGCGAGCCTCCTCTGGCATCGAGAAGCCGACGCCCCCTATGCCGCCCTCTTTGATGTTGTATGTCCACGTCGAATCGACCCACTCCCGGCCCACGAGTTCTGCCTCTTTGGCGTAGGCATCTCGTTCAGACTCAAACGCGAAGAGAGTCTGTCTACGGAAGTTATCCCGTCCGTGCTTCTCGACAGCGGCTGTGATCAGCGTTCCGCTGCCGAGGTATCCGTCGAACTCGTCGCCGTCCTGCTTGTGGACGCCGATGTAGATTTTTCCGCTGACCAAGCAGCGGGTCTCGTACACGATCCAAGGCACGAAACAGTCTCTCGCGGGTTTCCCCTCCGCGAATGACTCACATCCAAGCGAACAGCGGGCCGCTCTCGCCGACATAGGCGCCGAGCGTGTTGAGGGAGAAGAACTCCTCGGCCTCGTCCTCGGTCATGCCGTCACGCTTGACGAGGATCGCGATGCACTTCTTCGCGCTGTACACGGCGACGTGTGGGTGGTGGTAGTTGGCCGTGTAGCCGACCAGGGCCTGCTCGAATCCGTCGGCGAGTAGGGCCTCGGGATTCAGGTCCGACAGGGTCTCGATGATGTCGTCGCTGGTCATGCGGAGATCACCTCATCGACGCCGATCCACGGACGGCACAGGCAGTCGAGTTCCACGTACTTCTCTGACTGATACGTGCCGACGAGAGACTTGATGACCTCGTCAGCCGAGATGAATCCGAGAATCTCGACGGTCTTGTACTCGGAGTCGGCCGTCCTGGCGGCCCACACGATCTTCCCGGCGTCCTTGCTGCGGACCTTGACGGCGTTTCTTGTCCGTACGCGGCGGACCTCGATGTCGTCGCCGACGTCTGCCAGATGCTTGTACTTGGAGTGGTCTCCACGGCTCCAAACGCCAGCGTGCCAGTACTTGCCGGTGTACTTGGAAACGGCGAGTTCGCAGATCGCTGCGGCAGGCTGGGCGTTTCGGTCCTCTTCCATGAGGCTACGGTCGTAGTACTCAGCGTCACCGACGCCCCAGTTTGCCGTGAAGCGGCCGATGCCCACGGCGAAGGCTCGCTCGTACTCCCAGGGTGTGAGCGTGATGATGGGGTTCATGTTGATTCCAAGTCAGCGTTTTAGTGCCTTGGTTTTGAAAAACCCCAAGTACTGAGGATGGTTGTGCATGAACAGCCTCGCGTAATATGCGATGAAGTCGTTGCTGATCTTGAAGTCCCCGCCGCTTGTGACAACAGACGTCTCCCATCGGATTCTGTTTACGATCAGCCAAGCACTCAGTCTTTTGTGCCCTAGGCGAATAGCCTCAAAGGTAAATCTCTCGAAAAGCGCATATACATGGGGATTCTCTCGATGCCAGTTCCACCACCTCTGCTTCAGTCCATCAGACTGTGATGTTGATGTGCCGCTCATGGCATCCTCTCGGAAGTCTGGGCTACCCTCTTCCTCGCCAACTCCACGTACTCAGCGTTGAGTTCGATGCCCACACCGCTGCGGCCAAGTTCCTTAGCCACGGCCAGCGTCGTGCCGCTTCCGGCGAACGGATCAAGCACGACGCACGGCTGGACCCACGCCACGCACGAGCAGTCAGGGCTCCAGCCGATGGTCTTGGTCTCGACGCCAGCCACCGTGTTGGCGCACGAGTTGCCCGTGCCCTTCGAGCCCGTTCGCTTCACGTACTGGTTTGGCCGCTTGCGAGTGATCTTCCGCTTCTCGATCTGCCGCTCGTACGGAGTCCCGCAGGACGAGCAGGCACCGTACTCGCTCGTGCCAGCCTGGATGCACAGTTCCGCCAGGGTCGTCGGCATCGTGGCGAAGTGGGCCCCGGCGTACGGCGTCGACGCGATCCGCCAGACGCTGCGGCGGTTCTTGCCCGTCGGCGACGAGCCAGACTCTTCTTTGATCGCCTCGGCGTCGTAGAAGTAGTCGCGAGACTTGGTGAACATGAACACGTACTCGTGGGCCCGTGTGCAGCGGTCAGAGACGCTCTCGGGCATCGGGCTCGGCTTGGCCCACACGATGTCCTGGCGAAGCATCCAGCCGTCCGACTGGAGCAAACGGGCGACCATCCACGGCAGGCCGAGCAGTTCGCCGTTCTCGTAGACGTCGCCGAGATTCAGCCACAGCGTGCCGTCGTCGCGAAGCACCCGCTTGACCTCGTGGAACACGGCCACGAGGTCCGCGATGTACTCGCCGCCTTTGAGGCCGATCTCCTGCGGCTTGAGCGGGTCCGTCTCGCCCAGGTACGACCGCTGGGCGTAGTACGGCGGGCTCGTGACAACGCAATGGACGCTCTGGGCATCCATGCCGCAGAGGACGTCCGTTGCGTCGCCGTGAATGATGTCGTGCATCATTTTTTGCCCCCCGCGAGAGGCTTACTCTTCGCGAACAAGAGTGACGCCGAACGACCCTGGCTTCGCAGGAGCGATCGTGTCCGTAGCCGTGAACTCGACAACCGACGGCTCGCTAGAGTTGCCCGCATCGTCAATGTCGACGAGCGTCAGGACTACTTGCGAATCCTGCGGCACGGCCACTTCGCCGAACGACGTCACCTCGGCGGGGTGGTCAGTGCTGCTTACGTTCTCGCCGTTTACCGTAACGACCAAGCGGCGAGCGAAAACGTCAGAGTCGACGACGGGGGCTGCCGTGACTGAATAGACAAGGGCCATAAATCCACTTTCCTTTCGGATGAGGGTTATGCGCACCGCATAGGGACGGCGCATCCGAAACGCGATCCTGCGGAGTTCCAAGACAATGGCGTTCCTGCTCCAGGGCCACATGGCAAGAAGCGTATCCGTACAACCCGTTCAGTCAATCCTTTTTTTCGACAGCCACTCGGCCGCCTCGCCGCACGAGTACCTCGACACACTTCTGCGCGGAGTAGACCGCGACGTGCGTGTTGATCGTGTAGCCGATGAGTGCGTCTTCGAGCCCGTCAGCCAGCAGGGCCTCGGGGTGTGCTTCGCGGAGTTCTTCGAGGATGCTCATGCAAAAAGCCCGGCCTTTTCGACGGCAGCACCGATCCTCGCCTGCGCGATCTTGATGTACTCGGGATTGAGTTCGCACCCCACACTGCTGCGGCCAAGACTTGCGGCAACCGCCATCGTCGTGCCGGAGCCTGCGAACGGGTCCATAACGGTGCATGGCGTCGGAGAACTTCCTTCGCATCGGCACTTCTTGTCTTTGCTCCACGGGTCGCCGCACCGATCGCAGCACCCCTCTTCGCTTGTGCCAGCCTTGATGCACAACTCGGCTAGGTCCGGAGGCATCACGGCAAAATGCGCTCCTCGGAACGGCTTCGTCGTGACGGTCCAGACGGAGCGGCGGTTGCGTCTTTCTCCGGATCGCATCACATGCGTTGGCTCCTCTCCGGAATCGACGCCCTTGCTTGTTTGTCCGAATCGGCCCGCCGTGACAACGCCTCGGTTCATTCGCTGCAATCGCCTCTTCTCTGACTGCGGACGAGACATCTCGACGCTCGCCTCGCTCACCGCATCGGCGTCATAGAAATACTTGTCGCTCTTGGTGAGCAGGAAAACGTATTCATGCGCTTTCGTGCAGCGGTCTCGCACGCTCTCTGGCATCGGGTTCGGCTTGTGCCAAATGATGTCCTGCCGCAGCCACCAGCCGTCAGCCTGCAAGGCTAAGGCGACTCGCCATGGGATGCCGACGAGGTCTTTGGCCTTCAGTCCGTCGATCTTGGTAGCAATGCCGCTTTTTCTCTGCTCTGGCGGCATACTTCCATTTCCAACGGCGTTTACTCTCCTGCACTCCCACCCTCCGGCGTAGTACGAGTCGCCAAGATTCACCCAGCAAGTCCCATCATCACGAAGCACTCGCCGCACCTCGCGGAACACCTCCACCATGCGGGCGACGTAGGCTTCCGGTGTGGCCTCAAGACCAAACTGTCCGTCGTGTCCGTAGTCACGCAGGCCCCAGTACGGCGGCGAAGTCACGCAGCAGTGGACGCTCGATTCTGGCAGAGTCCGAAGCCAAGCAATGCAGTCTCCGGTATTCAGTCTGTGGCTCATTTTTCCCTCCTTGAGATCGATTTTGCGGGAGTAGCGTATCCGTACAACCAGTTCAGTCAATCTTTTTTTTCGACAGCCACTCGGCCGCCGCTTCGGCCACGACCGTTCGCTTCGCCATCTTCACGAGATCGCGAACGTACCACTCGTTGCCAGAGTCCCAGACTTCGTCGAACGTCTTGCCAGCGAAGCGACCCTCGCGAAGGACGAACTTCTTCGCCGACTTGTCGGCCTCGTCGAGCAGGCCCGGAATGGGATCAATGAGCCACGTCGTCATGCACCACCAGCCGCACATGACTCGCCACTGCGGCTTGCCGCCGATCTTTACGACCTCGACGAGGTCGATGACTTGCAGTCCGCACTTCTCGCACGAGACGTGGCCCTCGATGGAGAGCATGAACCCTGCGGGCGGCTCAGGCGGCGGCTCCCAGGCCTTGGGGGCCGTAGGCTCCTCGGCCTGCCGCTTTCGTGCGGACTTCTTTTTCTTGCCGTCCTCGTCCTCGATCGGAGCGATGTCGAACAGAAGGTCATTCGCGGGCATTGAGAACCTCCTCGATCCACTCTTTGTGGGCACTGATTCGCGTGTGGGCCGACTCCTCGCCCATCTTTGCCGTTGCCGTCCGTCCCGCGACCATCAGAAACGAGTTGATGCCAGCGAGATCGTTGCCGAGAAACAGGCCGCCGCCTGAGTCGCCCGGGGAGATCAGGAACTCCAGTTCTGTCCTGCGGTTCGAGTCCACGGAGCAGATCAGTAGGTCTCGGTCGGCACGGTCGACCACGTTGGAGCCTGCCCGTTTTTTGCCGTCGCAGACCACGGCGCCTGTTTTGAACGTGCCCGTCAGCCCGTAGCCAGCGATGGCGGCGACCCGTCCAGGCTCGTCCTTGAGCCCGTGCAAGGCAGGGTAGAAGTCCAGCGTGAACGGCTCCGAGACTCTCCCGATCGCCAAGTCTCCTTCACTGAGTTTCTTCTGCTTGAAGTCAGGATGCGAGACGATCTCGGCGATCTCGCGCTTCGATCCGTCGTCGCACAGCACGAACCAGCCGTCGCAGTCAGCGACGACATGCGCGGCTGTGATCACAAACCTCGGCGAGATGATCACGCAACTGGCGGTCTGCTCGCAGTCGGTCTTGATGTTTCGGCACACGAGTTTTGCGACGCACTTGAACTTGTCGCCGTACTCACGGTGCCGTTCATCGTCCTTGCGTGGGTCGATCGTGCCAGCGATCGCGACGATCGCGACGGCGAGTAGCGGGATGGCGATCAATTTGAGTTTCATAGCGGCAAATCCATGCGGTAGCGGTATCCGTCGTCGACGAACATGAAATCCTTCTTGGCCCTCGTGACCGCCACGTAGGCCACGCGGCACTCCTCGTCGTGCAAGTCAGCCAGGGCGTTGCGAGACCGCTCGACGCTCGGGCTCGTGATCGACGACAGGATCACCGTGTCGGCCTCCAGGCCTTTGGCGCCGTGAATCGTCGACAGCCGGATAGGCGGGTTCGTAGCGACCTCCTCGCCGTAGCGAGTTGCCGTGTCCAGCCAAATCCTCGCCCGATCGGCTGACTTGGGCTCGATCGCCAGATGCCAGCGGCCCTGCGAGATCAGCGTTGCCAGCGACGGCGTGACGCCGATCAGTTCGTAGTCGTCTGTCGTTGGACGAATCAGATCGACGTGCGACATCTTGCCGCTCTTCCATGCCGTCTTGGTGCCGCGAGTGAGCAGTTCGCCATGCTCGCCGCTCTTCACAGCGATCGCCTGGACGGCGTTCGCCCAGTCGTCGCCCGAGATCGTTTGTCCGTGCTGGAGTCCCCACAGGGCCGCGTATCCAGACAACGTAGAAGAGCCGGAGGTCTTGTCGATCCACAGGTACGGCATGCCTTTGGCCTGGAGGATCGCCTCGTACTCTTCGAGCGAGTAGGCACAGCGTCCCAGGATGAGGGCCGACGTGTTGGCCGACAGGCGAGACAGGGCCTCCTCGGCACTGCCGACGCGGCTCACGGAGCCGTCGTGCCCGGCGTGCTGGATTTGACGGTCCCGGTATCCCTTCGTCATCTGCCGCAGGCAGGCCTCGCCCAGGGCCAGGACTTGCCGTGGGCAGCGGTAGGACCGTTGCATGGTCGACTCGGTCGCCTCCCAGGACATGAAGTGCGTGTAGTCGCCCCCGGCAAAACTGTGGATCGAGTTGCCTGTGACAACACCGCTTGTTGTCACGTACGTGTGATGCTTGTGAACATTCATGCTCCAGACTCGGACTTTCTCGCCAGCGGGAAGCCTCCTGCACGCCACGACCTCAACCCACTCGCACCGCCTTGCTGTGATTCCCCGGCCGGGGTCGGTCATCTTCGGAACGTAGTGGATTCCAGGCAGCAAGTTCGATGCGTGAACGAGCCTGCTCGCATGATGCCCGTTCTTGCAACGGTCGGCCTTCTCGCAAAGAGGAGATTCAGCGTCGAGGCCGTGGTCTCTCAGACACCTACAGCCGCTGGCAGTCAAGTCTCCAAGCGACTCGAACACTGCCTCTATGTATCCCTTGTCGAGATTGCTCCTGCCTCCTGAGACTGGACGAAACGTGACCTGCGGTATGCCGTACTTACACGAGACGATCTGCTCGTAGCATCTGGCCTCGCGGTCTGTCTCGAAGACGCCAAGAATCCACGCGCGTTTAGCGTCCTCTTGATTCATACGCATCTTGAGCCTGAACGATCCGTTCCTGTCGGAAGTCTTTCCGGCAAACATCTGGACGGTCCCGACTCTCCAGCGGCCGTCGCGAGACATGAGGTACGTTGCGAACGCATTTTTCTTTCCGCGAGTCCTGACGACCCATTTGTGGCTGTCCGTGGAGACGTGCTTCGTACCGTCGGCGAGCGTGATTTCGATCAGACTAGAAGAGTCAACTTCGCGGTTTGCGATCTCGAAGCCATTCGCACCGTAGAACCTGCCTTCCCTGCGGCTGAACGAGACGAGTTTGTCCGTCGACGGGTCGAGGTCTTCGATATTCTTGTATCCAGACAACGTCAGGACAGGCGTTCCGGCTGGCTGGCATTGGTACGGGTCGCCACACAGCCAGATTCGCTCGATCGTCGGACTCGCGGCGAGCCGCTTGCAGACGAGATCGACGAGGGTCGACGAGTCCTGGGCCTCGTCGATCGCCAGGACACGAAGCCCCTCGGGCACGTCGCCCTCGGGCTCGACCCGGTACGGCCCGTCCACCGTGTAGCGGACGCCCGCGAACCTGGAAATCACGTCCGTGAAATCGAGACGGTCGTGGGCCTTCTTGGCGTTCTCGTACTTCTCGATCGTGCGACGGGCGTCGGCGAGTGTCGGCGTTTCCTCGCCGCACAAGTCCCACCGTGCCAGGATCGACTGGACGCTGGTCATCTTGCTGCGAGCCAGTTCCCAGGCCTTCAGCGAGAGCGGGATCGACTTGTCGTCGCCCTCGCCTGAGATGTACTGCCGCTCGCCGCGACCGTCGATCCTCGTGCTGATCACGCCCCCGACGGAGTCCGAGACGAACTGGTCGCCGTCGCGGCCCTGGATGAGTTGCCCGTCGGCCACGCTGACCTGACGGTAGGCGATCGCGTGGGCCGTCCGGAACCAGCCGTGGCTCGTAAGGGCGTCCACGTCGACGTTCCACTCAGCGGCAGCCCGCCCAGCGATCTCGGCCCTGCCTGCCCTCGTGAAGGTGCAGAAGCCGATCTCGTGGACGCCCAGGCCCAGTTCCCGCTTGGCCTGGGAGAGCCGATCGAGGATCAGCCTCGTCTTCCCAGTGCCAGCCCCGCCGATTGCTCGCTCTACCGTCGCCATGCTTGTTTCCCTCCGTGGATGAATGAGACCCAGAAACTGTTCAAGTACCGTCCAAGTTCTTGTCTATATAGGAGACCTAACTCTATATCTGATAACGCTTTACTCCCGTTTCTGACTTGTAGACTTCTACTTTTGCTTTCATAGTCCTAATTATTTCCCTATATAGAGCCGGAAAGACGTTCGAGGGCCTCCAGATGATGGTCGCGGAGAATGAACCAGCGTGACGATCCTCCGTCGAACCGCTTCGCGTCGGTCTCGAAATCCTTCTCTCCGACCTCTTCGAGGACGAGCCTCTTCAGGGGTCGCGTGATTTTCTGCCCAGGCTGCTGGAGTCCACGCTTTCTCCACGCGGCGTACACGGCCTCGTTCCACTTCAGCCACAGACCCCAGCGGCCCTTCTTGTCCTGAATCCACTTCGGCACGCCGGAGTGGTTCGGGAGACGGTCGCTCTCGCTCTCGCCGCCCTCGGTCTTGGCGAACCCAAAACGGAGGTACTGGTACAGAATCTGGGCGTGGTTGACCGCTTCGTTGGCCTCGATCGGAGGAATCTCGCGATCGGCGTCGTCGAACAGTTTGCACTTCAGGCCACGGATCGTCCGCCAGCCTCCGTCCTCGTTACGGAGGTTCTCTCCGTCCCAGGTCTTCGCCCAGCGGGCCGGGTTCGGATCAAGCACGTCGACGCTCTTCGTGGCCTCCAGAATCGCCACGGCGACGTCTCGTGATCTCGTGATCTCGTCGGCGTCTAGCAGGACGGCCACGCTCCGTCGCGGGTTGCTGGGCGACGGGACATGAAGTTTGTATTCAGGCGGGTCGCTCTCGACGATCGTGAGCCGCCACGCTCCTGGCTCCCAGCATCCGTCCTCGTGGTTCCAGGCGAGGCCGTATCGCTCGAACGGACGCTTGGACTTCCGCTCGATCTGCTTCTGCTGGTAGTGCAGAAACTGGTCTTTCGCGATCTTCACGACCTCGTCCTGGCTCTTCGGTGGCTGACATCTCGCGGCGTTCGCCCCTTCGAGCAGGGTAGCGACCATCTTGAGGTTGGCCGTCGTGTATTCTCCGACGCGAGCGCAGAGCCAACTGGCCGCGCCAACCAAGAACGCATGCCGTCCGCCTTCCTTGACGGCCTCGTCGCCTCCGAGAGTCTCGCGAGCCTGGGCCACGAGGCCTGAGCCCTTCCTCTTCGACGAGTCGAGGATCGCCGCCATGAAGGCGTCTGGCAGGACGGCCGGATTGCAGTCGTCTGGACTCTTGCCTGGCAACCACTGGTACTGCTTGCCACTTTTGTGCCACGACGGCGGAATCACCGACTGGCTCGCGGCGTCGCCGCCGCCGATGCGGACCTCCAGGCCCTCAACCTTGACGACACCAGCGTCGGGCAGGCCGATCGAGTACTGGAAAATCCGATGCTCGCCACGTCCGCTGGAGTACGTGGGCGTGTCGATCGTGTGCAGGCCGTACCGTTTCAAAACTTGCTCGGCCTCCGGCGAGTCAAACTCGACGTCGATCACGCCCGAAGAGGCCCCGAGCCTGACGCCGAAGTTCGAGCGGGTGTGTTCCTCGACGTCTTCGAGCCACGACCAGATTTGCGACTCGTCGTCAGTGGCTCGATCAGGCCAGCCGCCGCCGCCGTGCGGATGCTTCCCAGGCGTTGGGCAGTCAGGACGCCCGCACGTACAGGTGAAGTTGTCCCTGACGCCCCAGAGCCTGACGATCTTCCAGCCCCTGGCAGCAAGCGACGAGACTTCGGAAAAGATGCGATCTGCGTTGTAATCGTAACTCACGAATGAACCCTCCATGGTAGAGACGAAAAAACGAAAAAGCGGCCCCCTCGCCGTGTCGCTTTTTGACGGCGTATGCACGGCGAGGGGTGCGGGAAGGAGAAAAACCCGAGCCGCCTAGATCAGAACGGGACGTCGTCCGTCGACGAGGCGACCGACTGCGACCGCGAGACACGGTCCTCAACCGGCGGGCACACGACGTTGGTCATCGTGTCCGTGAACCGACTCTTCGCGAGCAGGCCAGTCTGCTCGTCGACGGAGCCGACTGACTTGGCGACAAGGACGGCGTAGTCCGCCCTGGCGCCCTTCCGCTTCTCCAGGGTCAGTTCCACGATCGCTCGGAAGTGGAACAGGCCCTCGGCCGTGATGCCCCGCAGGAGATCGTCGACGGCCCGCAGGCTCGTCGAACTCACCCGCACGAACACCGGCTGATTGTCCTCCTCGCGGAGAACGCCCAGCACGCGGCTGGACTTGGCACGCGGCGGCTTCGAGCCCGCCCCACGGCCCTGCCACTGGAAGTAGGAAATCTTCCGGCAGTCATAGGTGCCGTCGGCCCGCTTCGCCGCCTCGATCACGTTCGGATCGAGGTCGCCGTAGTCGCTGCCGACCTTGTGGGCCGTCGCACCGTCGAGCGAGACGAGCAGCGGCCTGCTGCCGCTCGTGGCGTCAGCATGCGGCCACAAGACTTGCTCAGTCTTGCTGACGACGACGAGCAAGCCCGTGATCGCCTTCTCACTGAACTCAGCACCGGCCTTGTTTGACCACGACCATCGTGTCGCGCCGCCGGTGGGGATTTTGACCCACGTCAGGTCACTGCTGCGAAGCGCCGCGCCGCCGAGATTGGCTTCGAGGAGAGCCGCCGCAGCGTTGCCCTCTTCGAGGGCACGGAACGAACCGACAACCGACAGACCATTGCTCATTTTTGAGCCTCCGTAAGGAATCGTATCCAGACAACTAAAACACCAACTCTTGCACGGCGTGATACGAAGCGGGCACGTAGATGCCCGTCTCGCGTCGGGTGCGGACTGCATCCAGCGTCCGCTTGATCTCGTCGGCGGCCCTTGCCAGCACGTCGCCCGGCAGCGTCACGACCTTGACATTGAACGGCGCGAAGGTCTGCACGACGATGAAGGGGAAATCGAACGGCTCGAAGCCAGCCACGCGGGCGGCGTCGGCATACCAGACGGCCTGCCAGTCGTAGCCGAAGCGGAGGAAACTCCACTTCAAGTCTCGCCACTCGCTGCTCGTGGTCTTGAGGTCGAACCACCCTCGCGGCGTGACGCCGTCGGCTCGGGCCTTGCGGGCGTGACCGTCAGAGTCCGTCCAGAACACGCTGTACTGGGAGTGCGTCGCGGCTTCGACGAGGGCCTTGGCAGCGTCATGCTCGTAGATCGAGGCGATGATGTCCTGAACTTTCGCGTAGTCTGTGGCGTTGCACTCGCAGAACCCAGCGGGCAGCGTCGCCTTCCACTCTTGATATGCCTTTCCTCGCCGTGAACCGTCCGACGCCAGCACGTTATCCGGCGGCACGGCGACCTGGGACCGCCAGTCAACGCCACGCATCTCGGCCCCGCAGGCCACGTCGACGATCGTGCCGAAGCCCGTGCTTGAGTTGCCACCGAAGAGCGAGCCGCCCTGCTCGGCGTACCGTTGCGACCGACCGCCCATGTCGTCGTCGGCGTAGCGGTGCGCCGTCGAGCGGCTGATGTGGTGCTTCTCGGCGTGGTAGGCCTCGTTCGGCATGTCCACGTCGATGAACGGCGCGTTCTTCGTGTCGATGACGCCGGGAAGCGTGTCCGTACTAACAATCATGCGGGAACCCTCCGTGTGAGCCGCGAGTACACAGCCTCGGCGACGTCCCTTTTTTCTTGCAACGCTCGATAGATCGCCTCGTCGACCGTGTTCTCGGCGACGAGATGATAGAACCGGCACGGCCGAGTTTGCCCCGGCCGACGGATTCGTGCCGTCGACTGCTCGAAGTCACCGAGCGAGTGCGACAGCGAGTAGTACAGGCAGTAGCACGACCGCGTCATGTCGACGCCGACGCCGCCAGCCTGCTGCTGCACTACCAGGGCAGTTGTATCGCCACGCTGCCATTGGTCAAGAGATTTTTCTCGGCCTGAGAGTTCCGACGACGAGCGACCCAGTTCACGAAGCACGTCACGGCATGCGTCGAGATCAGAGATGAACTTGCAGAAGATCACGACGGGCTCATTCGCAGGCAGGCACTCAAGCCACTCTCGCAACGCCTCTCGCTTGGGGTTCTTCGACGAGACGGGCACGAGTTGTCCTTCGCTCGTCACGGCGAAGCCAGACGTCGCCTGCTGGAGTTTTCCGATGACGACGAGTTTGTTCGCTGCCGTCACGGTCTCGCCCGTATCGAGGGTGGCGACCATCTCGTCCTCGATCGCCTCGTAGTATTTTCTCGCGTCCGCAGGCAATGACACGACGATGTCAGTGTGAATGGCATCTGGCAGGGTCAAGACTTGATCGGCCGTGACTCGATAGACATGCGGATCAAGTCTCTTGCTCAGGGCCTGGATCGCCTCGGGCTTGAAATCAATGACCCACGCCGGGTGACGGGGATGCGTGTTCGCGATTCGCGACCGGAACGCCGTGTACGAGCCGCCGAGAATCTCGGGATTCAGGAAGCGGAACTGGGCCCACCAGTCCAGCGGCGAGTTGGGGCACGGCGTGCCAGACAGGCAGATTCTCTTGGCGTTCTTGTGCCTGGCGGCGAGTTTTGCGAGCCATCGCGACCGCTTTCCAGACGGGCTCTTCACAAGGTGCGACTCGTCCAGCACGATGGCGTCCCACTGCACGGCCTCGATCTGCTTGCCAAGTTCGCCCCGCCAAACGGCGTCGTAGTTGGTGACCACGACGAACCGATTGTCTCGGGCTGCGACCTTCTCGACGGCCTTGGCTCTCGCCTTCGACGAGCCGTCGACGACGAGGCACGTCTCGCGGCCTGAGTCCCACAGGCCGACTTGCTTGACCCAGGCGGGCCCAACGGCGATCGGGCAGCAGACCAGCACTCGCTGGCAGGCACGCATCGCGATCAGGCAAGCGCCGGTCTTGCCTGTTCCCATGTCGCCGTTGAGATACGCCCACAGTCGCTGAGTGATCCAGTCGGCCTCGTCGAGTTGGTGCGGCCACGGCTCAAGCGGCATCGTTTTCGTCCTCCTCCCAGTACACGTCGATCGACAGTTCTTCCTGCTCGCACCGTGCGAACTCTTTGGCGTCGCCGATTGCTGCCCAGCACTCAGCCGCGTCCTGCCACGAGGCCAGGGCCATGGCGCCGAGCCCCGCCTTCCGGTAGCAATTCGCCGACTTCTCGTACTTACGAGCCGCGCGACGGTACTGCCGGTAGTGCTTCGGCGTCAGCGGCTGTCCGCCGCCGCCGTCTTCGAGGTCGTCGGCCGCCTCGCTGATCAGCCTGTCGCCCGTCGCGATCCACGACTGCCGATGCTTCGAGAACGGCCAGGAGAACTTGTTCTTGTCCATTGGTACGCCTCCTAGTTGAGTTCCGGTTTCACGAAATACAGGGCCTTCGCTGCCTCCTGCCAGTCGATCTCGTCGAAGGCCCTGAGCAGGATCGAGTGAGCGAAGTCAGGCGCCCGGACTTTCATCATGGAGAGCAGGCACGTCGCCTGTATGGACTTGGCGAGGTAGGCCTCACGTTCAGACGCCGAGAGCGACTGCGTGTCGGCATCGGCGAGCCACTTCCTGGCCCGCTCTGCGAAGGCTTCGTGCTTGCGGAACTCGTCGACGATGACCTGGGTATACGTGTCGAGCATGTCCAGAATCCTTTCTGTTCTGCGAGAGAGTGTGTCCGTACAAAAACTACCGATACCGACTGGCGATCGTCTGAATCGCAGAGACATATGAGTCGAGCGTGGCAGCGATGTGCGACTTCGCTTCGGCCTCTTTTTCAAAGACTTTCTCGAAGCACAAGACTCGCAGCCTTCCGTCTTCTCGCCGCCGCACGAGACGGTCTGCCCCGCTCACGACGTCGGCTTGGTAAAGTTCGGTTACTGCCACCCGTTCGCTGGTCGATATCCCAGCCCAGGCGACCCACACTGAGCGTCCATCAGCGAGCATTTTTCTTCCCCTTTCGTTTCTTGCCGAGAATCTTATGGGGCCTCGGCACCAGCCCCGCCGGGCTTTTTCGTCGCCCGGCGATATGCAAGACAGCGTACTGGCCGTCGCGGTCTGTAGCGTTGATCCACTCGCAGGAGCCTTTCGCGCAGTGCGAGTGGAACGTGTACGGACCTCTGGCCTTCACGGCGACTTTCTCGCCGTTTGGGCCTTTCCAGTACGGCCCTCCCGACGCCCGAAACGTATCGCCGCGAGCCAGCACAACTCGCTCGCTGACGCGATACGTTTCGGAGACGACAATCTTCATCATGCCTCGCACTCCTTGATCTGGATGTAGAGACGCTCCGGCGCCTTCGCGAAGTACTTGAAGAGCGCCGGGCAGAGCCATCCATGAACTCCACCCAGGTCATCGCACGCATACCAGTTGCCGCCGTACTCCGGCCCAACGAGCCGGAACGACGTCTGATGTCCAGGGAACTTCTCGTCCGAGAACACCAGCGTGAACTGCTCTGAGCAGCCTGGGACTCGTTCCGCCAGGGAGCCCAGCACCGAATCCGCACCGGCGACGAACGGCTCCTTGACGAGCCCCACGGCGGGGTCGTCGAACACGAGGGAGCCGTTGTCCCAGTAGGGATGGATCACACGAATCGAGTTCTTCATTCGTCGTCTCCTTCTTCTTTGAGGGCCTCATCGAACACTGCTTGGGCGTGGCCGTGATACCACTCAGCCACCTTCTGCTCGATGTAGCAGTAGATAGCCGTCATGCCATGGTTCTCGCGGGGATTCGTGCCGATCCCGACGGTCTCGTACGCCTCCTCCAAGTCTTGGCCGTGCAAGTACCACGTCGCCTCGATCTCGCTCGTCCGGAACGGCACCGATCCGTCGATGATCGAGTGAACGTCTCCCGAGTAGTCGAGGTCGTTGTGCAGGCACGGCAGGTCTTCGGGCTCCTCGCGTCGAACGTAAGACTTGAGCAAGTCTCGAACTTCGTCGATCGCCGAGTCGACACGCTCTTGCAGCGTGTCTTCGATCTCGATGGTGATCTTGGGCATGGTCAGACTTCCTCCTTCTTGGTTTCAAAGTCACGGATCACTCGATACACGGTCCCGGCCGAGACGCTAAACTTCTCGGCGATCTCCTCGATGCCGACGCCTTCGTCGAACCGCAGGATCGCCATCTGGAGTCGATCGTCCTCGCTTGTTCTCCGATGCTGCCATCCACGGCCCTTGACGAGTCGTCGGCCCTTCAGCGCACCGCTGGCCTCGGCGATCAGCGTTTCGCTTCGCGGCGGCAGCGAGTCTGATCGCCGCTTGAGCCGAGACAGCAGCCGCCACGACTCGGCCGACGCCGAACGTCGGCCCGAAGCCCAGTTAGCCACGGCGCCTCCGGTCACGCCAACGAGGGCGCCGATGCGGTCCAGGCTGATGCCGTGCCGCTCACGGATCGACTCGACTACACGGCGAATGTCATTGGCCTCGTCCGTCTTCGGCTTCGCTTTCACTTCAGCGACAGGGGCTTGCTGCTCTTCCTTGCGGAAGACCGAAAACCCTGCCTC